AACAAAGCATCTACATCAAGAGAGTTGCTTGGAAGATTACAAACAGCTTATCAACATCTACCAAAGTTTTTACAACAGGGTATTGTTGAGTGGAACAAGGGAAACTTGGAACTGGAGAATGGTTCTAAGATAATTGCATCTTCAACATCTTCATCTGCTATTCGTGGTTATAGTTTTTCATTATTGTTCTTGGATGAGTTTGCTTTCGTACAAAGAACGATTGCTGATGCATTTATCAAATCAGTTTATCCTACGATTTCATCTGGTAAAGATACCAAGATTATAATGGTATCTACACCCAATGGATATAATTTATTTTATAAATTCTGGAATGATGCTGTAGAAGGTAATAACCAGTTTAAGACATTCAAGATTCATTGGACTAGTATTCCAGACCGAGATCAAGAATGGCGTAGAAAGATTATCTCTGATATTGGTGAAGAAGCATTTCGTCAAGAGTATGAGGCAGATTTTCTGGGTTCTTCCAATACTCTTATATCATATGAGAAGTTGCAAGAATTATCTTATAGTTCACCTATATGGTCAAGAGATAATTTAGATGTTTTTGAAGAACCAGAGATGAATAAAACGTATGCTATTACAGTTGATACAGCTCGGGGACAGGGACTAGATTATTCCACATTTACAGTATTTGATACGACTGAAGTACCATATAAAATTGTAGCAAAGTATCGTAATAATATGATAGCACCGCTGCTTTTTCCAAATATTATAAATAATATAGGAAAGAAGTATAATGATGCTTATGTTTTAGTAGAAAGTAACGACATTGGAGCTCAAGTAGCCGATGTTTTACACCATGATTTAGAGTATGAGAATCTACTTACTGTAGCATGGTATGGTAGGCACGGTCAGCAATTATCAAGTGGTCATAAAAAAGATATATCGTACGGAGTAAGAACAACTAAACAAGTTAAAAAGATAGGTTGTTCAAATTTAAAAAGTTTAATTGAAGAAGATAAATTACTCATCCCTGATTATGATATTATTTCTGAGCTTACAACATTTGTAACTGTTGGTGATACATTTGGAGCTGAAGAAGGTTCAAATGATGATTTGGTTACAACATTGGTTTTATTTGGATGGATGGTAGATCAACAATATTTTAAAGAATTAAGTAATTTGAATATTAGAGAAAAGTTATATCAGACTAAAATGGATTCAATAGAAGATATGACAATTCCTTTTGGTATTATTGATGATGGATTGGATGACAAGTATGAACTTATGCCCGATGGCACGAAATGGGAAAAGGCACATACAGATAACTATTAAAAATCTATATCAATATTAAGAATGTAAAGGAGAAATCAAATGGCTTTTCAAGTATCACCCGGAATTAATTTTTCAGAAAAAGATTTAACGACTGTTGTTCCGAATGTGTCAACCAATATAGGTGCCTTTGTAGGGGCATTTCAATGGGGACCTTTATCATATAGGACAACAATCACAACTGAAAATGATCTAGTTGATCTTTTCGGTAAACCAACTACAACAACTGCTACACATTTTTGGTCAGCTGCAAATTTTCTTGCTTACTCAAACAACTTGGTTGTTGTAGGTGTAAAAGGTGCAGGCTGTCTTAATGCTGTTGTTGGTGATGATGATGCAGGTACAGCAATTCAAGTTGATAATTCAGATCATTATGATACTCGCATAGCAGGTACTGGACCTTTTACAGACCAATTATTTGTTGCAAAATATCCCGGAGTAAGGGGTAGTAGTTTAAAAGTACAAGCAATAGATTCTAATGGTTGGGCAGACGATACAGTTAATACAATTTTTAAAGCAAACTTTGAAAATGCACCTGGGACATCTGATGATGCTGCATATGCAAATGGATGGGCAGGTCCAGATACAGCTAAACCAACAATAGAAGATGAGATGCACGTTCTCGTTATTGATGAAGATGGTTTATTTGCTGGAGTAGCAGGAGAAGTTTTAGAAAGATTTGCTTATGTAAGTAAAGCATCTGATGCAAAAAGAACTGACGGTTCAAGTAATTATGTTGTAGATGTTATGCGTAACGAATCCAAATATGCATATGTTGGATTAGTAACACAATTTACTACCAATACAACTGGTTCAGAAAAGGCCGCAGGAAATCCAAAAGCTGGTGGAGCATTTTTAACTTTTAATAGTGCAACTGCATCTGAATCTGTCCCCGGTGGTTCTTTAGCAGGTGGAAATGATGGGGCTGCTATGACTGCGGGACCTATTCAGACAGGATGGGATTATTTTAATACACCAGAAACTTCAGATGTTACTTTGTTAATTGCAGGACCTGGAGGGACTACCACAGATAATACTGTAGCTGGAACTGTTATTGGTATTGCGAAGGAAAGAAAAGATTGTATGGCGTTTGTTTCTCCTCCACAAGATACAGTTGTACATGCCACAGGTCAGGCTGATGGGTGTGTAACTGCTAAAACTGCTATGAACGCAAGTAATAGTTATGGAGTAATGGATAGCCAATGGAAATATCAATATGACCGTTATCAGGATAAATTTATATATGTTCCGATGAATGGTGATATTGCCGGTCTTTGTGCGAGATTAGATTTTACGCATGATGCATGGTGGTCACCTGCTGGTTTAAATCGTGGAGCAATCAAGAATATTGTTAAACTTTCTTGGGAACCGACTAAAGCTGATCGTGATACCATGTACAAAGCAGGTATTAATCCTCTTGTTACACAAACTGGTGCTGGTGTTATTCTTTGGGGCGACAGAACAATGCAACCAACACCTACCGCATTTGACCGTATTAATGTACGAAGATTATTTATTGTTCTTGAAAAAGCAATTTCTAATGCAGCTAAATCTATGTTGTTTGAGTTTAATGATGAATTTACACGATCACAATTCGTGAATATGGTCGAGCCTTTCTTGAGAGAAATACAAGGACGCCGTGGTATTACTGACTTTAAAGTAGTATGTGACGGTTCAAATAATACTGGTGTAGTTATTGATAATAATAACTTTATTGGTGACATTTATGTTAAGCCAACAAGGTCTATCAATTACATCCAGTTGAACTTTATTGCCGCACGAACTGATGTTAATTTTACAGAAATCGGTGGTTAATCGTATAAATACTTTAAAACAATAAAGGAGTAATAAAATGGCAACAAACATACATGACTTTAAACAGTCTTTCAAAGGTGGTGTACGACCGAATTTATTTCGTTGTAACATTACTCATGCAGTTGGAATCCCGCAAATTGAGTTCTTATGTAAGGCAGCACAGATTCCTGCTTCTACTGTTGGTAATATTGATGTACCGTTTCGTGGTAGACAGTTAAAAGTTCCTGGTGATAGAACATTTGCTGATTGGACTGTAACAGTTCTTAATGATCCACAATTTGCTATTCGTGCAGCGTTTGAAGAATGGAGTGCAAGAATTACACATCATGCAGTTAATGTTTCAACTTTGACTCATTCAAATATATATGGTAATGCAGCAGTTGTACAATTAGATCGTAATGGTGGTAATTTGCGTACATATCGTATAGAAGATATTTATCCGACTGAGATTGCAGCTATTGATCTTGGCATGGATACCAATGACACAGTTGAAGAATACTCAGTAACATTCGCAGTTAATAACTGGCATTCAGATCAAGGTACTGGTTTTGATGCTTCTAGTACACAAGATACTGAATGGTCAATTGGTGTACGAAATCGAAAGGGCCATATCAAAGTTGGAAGTGGTGGGGTTAGTTTTGGGGTGAACACAACATTTTAATAATAGATAATTGAAAATGGGGGAGAGTTATTCTCCCCCGTTATTATGAATTTTTAAAAGGAAAATTTTTATGGCATTTGAATTATTTGGTTTTGAGATAAAATCCAAGAAGGAGAAGAAGGGCAAAACTTTTGTAACACCAGAAAATAGTGACGGAGCAACACAGATTATTGATGGAGGTGGGATTCTTGGGCATTATCTCAATACAGATTCAGATGCCAAAGACGAAAAAGTTTTAGTCCAGAAGTATCGTGATATGTCTTTTTCCCAAGAAGTTGATGGGGCTGTTGAAGATATTATTAATGATGCTGTGATTCACGAAGAAGGTATGCCTGCTGTAACTTTGGATTTGGAATCATTAGATTATACAGACAGTATTAAAGATAAGATACATTCTGAGTTTACTACAATTCTTGATCTGTTAGATTTTAATTTGACAGGTGCAGATTTATTTAAAAAGTGGTACATTGATGCAAGATTGTATCATCATATTGTAATTGATAATAAAAGACCAAAGGATGGAATTAAAGAATTAATTCCAATTGATCCTTTGAATATTGAAAAGATACGAGAAGTAAAAAAATCAAAAGGTGGTGCCAACCAAATAGAAGTTGTTGAGGATATTCAAGAGTATTATCTTTATACACCAGACAATTTTGGTGGAGGTAGATTTTTTCAAGGACAGTCAGCACAGAATGCTGTTCAAGTTGCACCCGATTCTATTTCTTATGTTCACTCTGGTTTAATTGATAATGTAAAACAAATTGTTGTTGGTTATTTGTTTAAAGCAATCAAGCCGTGGAATCAATTACGGATGATTGAAGATGCACTTGTTATCTATAGGTTAGCAAGAGCTCCAGAACGAAGAATATTTTATATTGATGTTGGTAATTTACCTAAGTTGAAAGCAGAACAATATCTGCAACAGGTAATGAATCGTTATAAACAGAAGATGATTTATAATGCAGCTACTGGTGAAGTTCAAGACCAGAGAAAACATCTTTCTATGTTGGAAGATTTTTGGTTGCCAAGACGAGAAGGTGGCCGTGGTACTGAAATTACTACACTTCCAGGTGGACAGAATCTTGGTGAAACAGATGACATAGAATATTTTAGAAAGAAATTGTACAAGTCTTTGAATGTTCCAATCTCAAGGATTGAAGGTGCAGACTCAACATCTTTTAATCTTGGAAGAGCTTCTGAGATTACAAGAGATGAAGTAAAGTTTGGAAAATTCATTAGTCGTTTACGACATAGATTTTCTCATCTTTTTACAGGTCTTCTTAGAGTCCAGTTGATTTTAAGAGGTATTATTA